AGAATTGCTAACTCAAATTCTACAGTAATTGCATTTTCTGAAGCTACTCGATCTACAATATAAGTGCTGGAAGGAAACTCAACAGGAGCTGCTGTAGGAGCAGAATCTGATTGTTTATAAGTATGACTAAATAAAGTTCTTCGATAGGTTACTTCTGTATATAAAAGATCTTTATTAGACTCTATGCCCTCTGCATCTAAAATACTTTTTAAAGTTTCTTCGTCTGCAGTTCCATCACTACCATTACTAAGAGTTCTAGCAAGAGAAGGAATATTTGCAAGGCGCAAAGTTGGACGAGCCTGTGGCCCGTCTGACGTTAAATCAATTCCTTCTAATTCAATTGGTAAAGCAACATATTCTTTTAAATTATAAGTACTTCCACTAATCGTTTTTTCAGGAAAGTAAATATTAGCATTACCAGCCCCTTCCATACCATTAAATAAGTAAACAAGTGTTCCATTTGGAAGAGTAATATCAAATAACTCAACAAGAGAATCATTAACTTCTTGTAATTGTACTGTATCAATTAAATCTGTCACGGCTCATACACTCTTCGTAAATTACAGCTTAATGAATGAAAAGAACCAGAAATATAATTAATATTATATCCGTCACAAACTACTTTTAAATTTGTATCGCCTGCATGATCTGTTACTGTAAATGTAAAACTTTTTGCGGCCTTTGCATCAAAAAATGCAGCAATTTGATTGATAGTTGCAGCAGTGCGATTATTGAAAGAAATACTAAACATATCGTCTTTTGTGTTAATACCATCTTTTACTCGTTGCTCATAGCCATCTCCAAATCTTGCTGTTAATACTCGATGCATAGACTGTCTTGATAGTCCACGATCTGCTACTACAGTAACAGGAGATGAGGGATCACCTGTTGCTATGTCTCCTGCTCCAATTGTAAATTGAAATTGTTGGGCCATTAGGCTACTCCGTATGGGCTAAGCATGCCGCCTGCTCTCTTTTGCTTAGCAAGTTCTTGTTGTACTGCTGCGGATATCGCAACTCCTAATTGTTTAGCCTGGCCTTCTTGATTTTGTACGTTTGTTTGTGCATTTCCTTGATTGTCAACAGCAACATTTACCGTTACATTGTTTTGTTGTCCTGCTCCAGTTAGTTGGACAGGAATCTCTCGTCCATTTGGAAGAGGAACAACAGCTTCTGTACCATGCAAGGTAGCAAGATACCCTGCATCAGGTCCTCTTGCAATTCCTCCGGTTGCATAACTTTTCTCCATTACGCCACCGTATCTAAAGAATTTTCCTCCCACTCCCGCACCTCCAGCTCCTCCAGGAGTAATTGTAGCAGTTGTACCAGTTGTACCAGTAGATACTGTAGCTGCTGTAGCTGCTGTAGCTGCTGCACTACTTCCGCCAAACAGGTTGCCAGTAATAGCACGAAAAATTAACATTTTAATTGTCATTTGAAGAATATACGAAACAATTGATCTAGCCATATCTGCAAATGCTTGTTTTGCGCTTTTTGTTCCACTTAAAATCGCATTAAATGCACTTGACATACCCTCTTCAAAAGTTTTTGCTACTCCATCTGTGAGTACATTTATATCTTCAAGTTCACTTCTCATAAGTTTTAGCTTATCTATGTTTCTCACTAAATCTGCTATGGCCGCTGCTCCTTCAGTGGCTACTCCGATTTGTGCTGTTCTTCTCGCACCTGGCAATGTGCCAATAACTGCGTCAACAGCATTAATTGCATTATCTGCTGCAATTGATATTCCTGGATTTTCTTTTCTATTCTGTATTTCTATTGTCCTTAATCTTTCTTTTTCTAATTTAAATTGAGCCTCAAGTAAATCATACTCTATATCAATTAAGTCCATTTTTCTTTTTACTTCATTTACAATCTGTTCTTCTTTTTGCTTGAGAAGTTCAGTTTCAAATTTAATTCTTGCATCTAACTCTCTTCGTTCTTGGTTTATGTAGCCAAAAGGTCCGCTTGCAGTTACTGCTAAGCTTTGTTCCATATCTGCACGAGCTTGTTGAGTTGCTATATCTTGAATTTTTTGTCGCGTAGCAGCTTGCTTTTGTAGTTCTTGGGTTACTTTTTGCTCTACTTGTAGTATTGATTGTTCTAACCCTAATCTTTCTTGCTCGTTTCGAATGGTTTCAAGGTCTTTCGCAAGGTCTCGTTTAGTTTCTAATATTCCTGCAATTTTTTGCTCTAACTCAAGTTCTAACGTCAATTTTTCTAAAGCATTTATATCATCTTGCTCGAGTCCGTCTGCCAACGCCTTTTTAGTAAATACTATATCATTTATTTTTTGTTCGATATCTAGCTGCTTATCTACACTAGCAGTTACAGCATTCTGGGCTTCTCTAAGTGCTCGAGAGCCTGCAGCTTGTCCTACTACTTCATTTGTAAGTTTTATTTGTGTATTTAACTGCCGCTCTGCAGATTTTTGTGCACTTTGTCTAAATTCGTCTATTAACTCTATTTCATTTCGCAGACGTTCAAGAGTCTTAGTTTGGGCGTTGGACAAGCCTCCACCTTCTTTGACCACCTCGAGTGCATCTGCTTGTTTTTCTAAAGCGTCTAGTGTATTTTGTGCTCCTGATTTTGGAGAAATAGTATTTTGAAAACTTCGAAGTTGAGCAGTAGCATCTTTAGCTAGCTTAGGAAGCTCGTTAATTGAGCTTCCTAGTTCCATGGCCGCAACAGCTGCAGCTTGTATTGTTTTTGGCTCTGCGCCAGGATCCTCTAAAAGGTTTTTAAAATTAGTAAAAGCCGTAAAACTTCTACCTGTTTCTTTTTCTAAAATATCAATTGTTGTAATTATATTCTGAAAAAACTTATTCGCTTCGGTTGCTGATTCAGGTATTTCTTCTATTGGCCCGGCTCGTCTTGCTTTTCTTCCACGAGATCCCGGCTGCTCCCTTGCCGCGGTGGCTTTAGCTACTCTCTCACTTTCTACTGAGAACTGTTTAAAATCTTTTATAGTTTGTGTAAGAGTCTTCGAATCTATGCTTGAGAGTACGTTAGCTATATTACCAAAACCTGCAGCACTTGTCGTGCCCCTAGCTATAACTCCTTGTATTTGTGCAAAGTTTATTAGTTCTTTGTTTAAATCTGCAATTTTCTTTCTTTGGCCTTCAAGAACAGTCTCTGAGAGTGGAGTTTTTTCAGTATCCTCTTCTTTAATAAACAATGATCTAAGTAATTGAAAAGCAGTTATAGCAATGCCTAAGTAACCTGCAAAATTTAAAATTCTTACGCCAAAATTTAATATAGCAGCACTAGCAGTTTTAATTGCAGTAGCCATTTTAGTATAGTGTAACGTAGCTTGTGTTGTGTAGATTTGTGTTTTTGAAAGTTTATTTTGTTCTGCTAGCTCCATTTGCTGAAAAGCTTTTTGCATATCTAAAGCTATTTCTGCACTTAAACCTTTAAATATACCTTTAGTAACAATACCATGTTTTATATAATCTTTTTCTAGTGCTCCTAATGCTTTTTTAAGGTTGGCTCTATTGGGACCTTTAGTTAAAGTGTCGCCTTCAGCAACTTGACTTATAATTGGTGATTTAGCACCTGCATCTTTTGCTGCCTTGCCTGCTTTTTGAAAATTACTTTGTAAAGTACCAAGATTATTGCTTGCTAATTTTGCTTGTTGTTGTACTTTCTCTAAAGATTTTACTTGTAAATCTGCTGATTTTTTCGCTTCATTTGCAATATCTGCAAAGCTGATCCCCATAGCTGCTAAAGGACCCCGCAATAGTAGTAAAAAAGAAGCAATAGCTAAAGAAGGCGTATCTTGCAAAACTTTTGCTAAGGGCCCGACTACTACATCTACCAATTTTTGAATTTTCATTACAATATCGTCGAAAGCCTTTCCGAGCTGAGCATATTGGTTAGGACTTCTGCCGACTATATCTAGTACTTCACTATATTTTTTCTCTGCCTGAGCTAAAACATCATTTACGACTGCTTGACTTCTTTCAAAAGGAGTTAGCTCCTCTCCTGCTTTATCTATTGCAAGACCATACTCTCTAGTAGCATCTTCCAGTCGAAGAATAATACCTAATTCATCTAATAATTCTGGTTCTGCTTTTGTAACACCTCTTACCAAACGATTAAAAGAGTCTGTTACGTCTCTTCCTAAAATTTGTGAAGCATCATTCGCAGCTTTGCCAAGTCTTGTTAGCTGATCTGCATTTAATCCTGCAGCAGTTCCTATTGCAGCAGCTTGAGCGGCATCTCTGAAGGCTATTTGTGCATTTGTAGCCTCAACTATATCGTTAGTTAAACTTTTTAAAGCAATACCAGTAGCAGAAGCATAAGCAGCTTGACCTGCTTGTAATGCCTTTAACTCTCCTGCTCCTTTTAAGAAGTTAAATGCAGCAGAGACAGCAAACAAAGAGGCAGCTAATGAAGCATAAGCTCCTACTAAGCCTCCCATACCTTGTTGCATTTTTGAAAAGTTTTTTGAAGCATTTGAGGATGCTTGTGCAGCTCCTTTAGTATTTCTATCATAGGTTTTAGCAGAGCCCGCTGCCTTTTGTTGAGATTTATCTACGTCGTCTAACCTTTCGCGCAATTTTTTTGCACTAATAGTGGCTTTCTGCATTTTGCC